GCCAAAGTGAGCGCCTGAGCTGAGCCGGTGCTCGTCAGGCTGGTGAGCATGTCGGTCACATTGACAGCGCCAGCGCCAGACAGCGCTTGGTTGCTGGCGAAAATGTCGCCGGTGATGTTGCCGGTGATGTTGCCGGTGACGTTGCCGGTGACGTTGCCGATAAATCCGTTGGCCGATATTACTGGCCCAGTGAACGAGGTATTCGCCATGATATTTCCTTACATGCAAGTTATGCGCAGCCGTCTGCATGTCGTCGGTCAGGGCTGACCGTCTGCTGCGCGAAAAAAGGTGCCCAATAAAGCCCCCGCGTTTTAGGCAGGGGCTTCGGTTGGCATCTTAGACGGGGCGAATGGACCGCCCCGCGTAAAACTTAGATACCAGCGGTACCGTAAACACCGCGTGGGTCAGTCCAGCCGAGAACGTAACGCTCTGTGGCCTTGTAACGCACGCTGTCGGTTTCAAAGTCGCCTTCCATGGATTTCTCCAAGCCGCGACGCATCAACAACTTCAAACCTTCGGGGGCGTCGGTCTGAACCCACCAAGCGGTGGTCGATGTGATACGCGACAAGTTTGCTTGGCCTTCAGCCAGCAAGCCCATCGATTTCACAGGGTTGATGTCGTTGTCAGCAGTGCCTGTGCGCAACACAGACTTCAGCAACACCTCAGCTTGGAACACGTTAGAAGGACCGGCGACGATCTTCTTAGGTGTCAAGCGGATGCGTTTGCCGTTGTTGTCCACAGCGTTGCGGATCTGAATCAAGATCTGCTCGAGGGACGTCTGCGACAAGGCAGCGGCGGTGGTCAGCTGGTTGCTGAATGTGCCGTTGACGATGGGGTGAGCCGTGGAAACCAAGGACACGCCGTCGCCACCTGTGTACGCGCCGTTGAAGGAACGGTTCAAGATGTTGGCGGCCAAAGTTTCTTTGGTCTCAATCAGCGACTGAGCCAAGTGCTTGGCGTAAGTCTGGCCGATACGGATGTGGTCGCCGTCTTCAACCAAAACTTTGGTCAAAGCGAAGGCCAAGCCGTACACCTTGTACAGGTAGCGCTGCAAGAACAGCACGCCGCCGGACTGGTACGTCACTGCCATGCCGTCGGGCAGCTCAGGAGCTGCGCCGAAGCCGTACAAGACGGGCTCTTCATGGTAGTTGCGTGGGATGCCTTTTTGCTCGCGGAAAACTTGTTTCCACTCGTCGGCACGTTGCTCATAAACGCCATCAAAAACTTCGTTCAGGATGGGCTCGACTACGGAACGGAAGTCCGTACTGCGCATTGGGGTTGCCATTTTTCAGCCCTCCTTAGATGCTGTTGACCGCTGCTTTGTAGGCGTGTTCGTTGATGCGAACAGTGGCCGTAACATAAGCGTCAGTCAGGGAGTCATTGATGTTGCCAGCAAAGCCAGTGATCTGGAATTGACCAGAGGTGGCTTGAATGGCGGTGAGGTAGGTGTTGCTCAGGCCCGTTTGGGTTGAGCCACCTGGCGATGCAACAGTCCAATCGCACTCTTCGCCGACAGCGGTTTGAACCGTGGTGCCTGCGGAGGGGTTGTTGTACTGGACGTCAAACAAAGTCTCAGGATCGTCAACGACCCAAGCAATGATGTTCGTCCCAGTTGCGCCACTTGGCCAGAAGGGGCTGATGGTGGGTTTGCCCAAGGCGTCGTCGTACTGGCAGCCAACAAAAATGCCCAACAGCGTGACGCCGTCGGTGGTGCCAGAACGGGTGCCGTCAGAGGTGCCCAGTTGAATAACGCCGTTGTCCGTCAACTTCACGGGGTCGCCCGAGAAGATGTTGGCAGCGTAGGTGCTTGCTACGGTGTAGGCTTTCGGACGCATTTGACCACTGTTGTGGTACGAGGCGCGAAAGCCAAAAGGTGCGCTAGTCGAAGACATAAAGCGTGCTCCTATTGGATGGTTGAATGGACTTCAGATCAGGTCAGCTCAAAGCGAGCGTTCCGTTTTTGACCAATTTCCATATTGCCGTCACCTGCATCCATACGTGACCCAGAGGCGCGCGCTTGTTGCTCCATGAAATCAGCCGTGTCAGTCAGCTTTTCCTCTTCGCGCAAAGGCGCGTCGTGGTGTGCTTCTTGCATGTACTTTTCGTACAGGCTAATCGGTAGCTTAAAAGCGAGCATTTCGTTGACACCAATAAAGCCTTGCCAGTCGCCGGTCTTCACCGTGACGTAGTCCCAGCCAGGCACATCGCTTGGCTTCAAAGGCTCGTAACCCAGACGCATGCGCATGTGGATAGAGTCACGAGGGTTCGTTGTGGTCAGCCAGCACGTGTGCCAGCCGTCGAGTTTCGGCAAGTCCGGAAGTGAGGACTGGTGAAACTGCTGTCGGAACATTTCAACCCGCTCATCATCGGACAGAGCTCGTGATTCACTTGCGGCACGATCTACCATCGCGCGGCTCTCACGGTTGTCACCAGCAGATTTCTTTAAGCGTTCGTCAGACATTTCTCGCTCCTTTCAGCGATTGGGAAAATTATAGGTCGGTTTTCAAAAAACACAACGCGTTTTTATGCGCGATTGTTTTTATCGTATTCAGAGTAGCGTTTCACGTACTTGTTGCGAAGCACGGGGTCGTCCCAAACTCCAGCGTCAATCAACGCCTGCTTGCGCTCGGGGCTGATGTAGACCTCTGTTCGCGTGGACGTCGGAGCGTGCTCACGGCCTGAGCCAATGGCAGGGCCGCCGCGTTGCTGGCGTTGCTGACGTGGCTCTTCACGAGAATCGCGTTCGTCGCCATGGTCGTTGCGACGCTGTGTTTGCTTGAAGCGCTCAGGCAGTCGGCGCGCGGCGCGATCACGAAGCTCGTCCCAGTACTCTTCCGTGTCGGGGCGGAAGCCCTCACGGTGCAAAGTCCCGTCGATGGCCAGAATGATTGCGCTGTCCTCGTCTTGGCCTTTGAGGTCATACCAAGGGTTTTCGCTGATGAACTCTTTGGCGTAGTGAGCGGACAAGTCGTCCAAACCGGCGTCTTGCTTGACGGGGCGTTGCTGGGCGGCTTGCTGTTTTGCAAACGCCAACTGCTGCGCTTTTTGCATGGCTTGATCACGGTAGCGCATTGCCTGCGTGACGTCGTCCCCGTTGCCAGCGGCCACGGCCTTGGCAATTACGCGCTCGGCCATGCTCACTTCATTTTGAGCCTGTGAAATTTGCACATCGATCTGAGACAGATCAGCCTGGTGTGTGCGTTGCTCCACAGAGCCCAAGCGGCGCTCCAAGTCGTCGTTGCGCTTACGCAGGAAACCGAGCTCCAGTTTGTCGCGGCCAATCGCCTCTTCGCGACGCTTCTTGCGGTCAATCTTTTCTTGGCGGCGGCGCTCCCGAATGGCCGCGCGCTCTGGATCGTCGCCGTCGTCTTGACCTTCGTCGTCGTTGCCTGACAGGCGTGCGTCATCATCGTTGTCGTCTTGAGGCGCAGACTTTGGCTTGTCCTCAACGATCACGATCTCTTCGTTGTCGGGACGGTTGTCGTCGAGACGCTCGTCGTCTTCTCTTAATGCTGGCATTTTCAGCTCCTTAAATAAACGCACGGATGGCCAGCGGGTCGCCAACCACTTGACCGATGATGTCCAGATCGTTGAAGATCACGAACAGGGCCGATTCACCGCTTGGAAGCGAGACCTCCCAACGGTCGCCGCCGTACTTGGCCACGCGCACGAAGTCGCCAGGCTTGCACCAACTGCCCTCGGGCCACGAATCCATGGTGTTTCTGTTCTTGAACGCTAGGGCGCCAACGGAGACGACTTTGGCAACTTGGGTGTTCCACTTCTCCGTGTCTCGGGTGCCGTTGTCAAGAATGATGCCGGATGCCGTTTTGGTCTTTGGGCTGCGAATTTGCACCAAGACTCGGCTTCCAAACGGGACAATGCCCGGCTCGGCGTCTGGGAACGCCTCAATCAACGCTTCACTCATACTCTGCTCCTTTCAGCAGTTGCAGGCGGCCACAACGGCCACCATCAAAAAAATCTCACAGACCCGTGCAGATCACAGATCTCGGTCGCCGTGTCGCTCATCGTCCAGAAGATCAAGTAAGGCTCGAATGGCTGCTTCGTATCCAGCAACCATGCCTACTCTGTATCCGTACTCGAAAGCGTCACGCTCAACCGGCCGCTTGAGGGCTTCAAGCGCAAAAGCCTGCTGGTCAGCCTTGAGTTTTCCAAGCAGGCGGTCCTCGACGGCCATTTAGCAGGGCGTCTTTGGCATCGAGGGTGCTGCTGGGGTCGTCTGTCCGTTGACGGGCTGACCAGCGGCCATGCGGTGGTGTTGCTTGACCAGCGCGCCATTCATTGGCACGGTGCCTTGGGTGGGTTTGTCGCTCATGGGATGCTCCTTGTGAAAATTAACGTGTGCTGGGGTTGATGCCAGTGCCTGTGCTCACGGCGACCTTTTCGCCGGAGGCGATTTCTGCGGCCGCCAGTCGCATGGCCGTGGCATTGTCTTCCGAGTTCATCTGCAAGCGGGCGTTGACCTCGGTCGCTGTTCGCTCGTTCTCCATGGCTTGGCGCATTTGCTCGGACTGGAACTCTTCGCTGCGCGCCTGCTGCTTGTCGGCCAGCGATGCGGCATCGATCTGTGCCTTTTGCTGATCCATTTGCAGATTCTGCGCGGCCTTTTGCTGCTCCAGTTGCAGGCGGGCTTGATCGGTTTGCGTTTTCTGCTGCAGCGCCATTTGCTGCACTTGCGCGTTGAGCTGCGCAATTTGCATGCTGTTGTCTTGCGGCATCTGAGGTGGCTGGGGGGCAAACTGCTGGGCCATTTGATCGATCTGGGCGAGCTCTTTGGAAAACTGAGCCAGTTGCTGCTCGATGATTTGTTGCACGCGAATGATCACCTTGACCTGCTGCTCTGCGCTGTCCGTGATCAACTGCTCGCGCTCAGCACGCTGCACAGCCTCATGCGCTTGCGTGAGGTAGAAGTTCAACAGGTGATCACGCAAGTGCTGCGCCATCGGGTACAGATAGCTTTTGACGATGGCCGGATTCATGCCAAACATTGGAGACTTCAAAAACGCCAAATGCGTCTGGATGTGCGCCACGTGGTCCTGCTTTGGCAGAACGTAGACGGGGCGGCCCATCGACGCGGCCACGTTTTCGCTCACTGGGTCCACATCATCCTGACCAGGCTGAGGCTGCAAAACATCCTCGGGGCTGAGCTTCAGGTTGCGGATGAACATCTCTTCGACCTTGCGCAGGTCGTACATCTGAGGCATGGCCGCAGCGCGTTGCTGCACCGCCTGCACCTGCGCAAATCGTTGAGCCTCGCTGAAAATAGCGGGGTCGCTGACGGGCACAACATCCAGCGGACCGTCGAAGTCCTCGGGCTTGACGTCGAGGCCGTTTTCCATGGCCGCGATGTCTTCTTCCGTCAAATACGCGCTGTTGATGCGGTGCAGGATGTTGAAAACACGGGCCACAGAGTTGTGCAGGCGTGAATGGATGGAGCTAAACACCACCATGCCCTGCTCAATCAGCGCCAGCGTTGTGCCAACAGGAGCGTTTGCGTTTTGGTCGGACAGCTTCTCAAACGAGGTTTGCACCACGCCCTTGCCTGCATCCACTAAGAATCCAAGCAGCTGGAACAATGTTGGCGATGGCCCGTTAAACGGAATAGGCATGGCCAGCTTGCGAATGTCGTCGACCAGCGCGCCGCCCTCAATCTCGCAAACCTCGGTGGGCTGCAAGTTCAGCGTTTGACCACCAGGGCCGCCCTTGAGTTTGAGCAGCGTTGGGATGTTTTGAATGTGCGCGGAGTCAAGCAAGGCGCGAAGGGCGCCGGTGGCAGCGCCTGACAAGCCGCCAATCATGTGGGTCAGGCCAATCGGGTAAGCGCCGCGCCATGGGACGAAAGCAAACTCGACAATCCAGTCCAGCTCTTTGCGTCGCTTGTCCTCTGGCTCCCAGTTGCGGTACAGCGAGAGCGCCTTGCGCGTGGACTTGTCGATGCTGATAATGTAGGGCTCAACGCCGTCGCCAAAGTCCAAGTGCGTGTAAATCTCAAAGATCGTGCGCAGCCCGTCCTCGTTGTAACTGGTGTCCTCGCGGCCCTCGATCTTGTCGTTGGCCACGGAGGCACGGCTGAACTCGACTTGGTCGGGAGAGCCAAGGTCGACCTCGGTGTACATGCCCGCCTTCATGCGGCGCAGAAACTCGTTTTTGGTGACGTACTGCACGTGCGTCTTACGCTCGGCGGTGTAGAAGTTTGTGGCTGCAAACGGCAAATAAATGTCGTCAATGGCAATGAACTCGGCCGTCGGACGGTTCCACTGCGGAGACCACATGAGCTTCAAGTACTGCCCGCCGCCAAGAGGTAGTTGGGTGGAAAGTTGCTCCAACTCGCCGCGCAGCTCTGGCATTTGCTGCGTTGCCTGCCAGTTCATGAAATCTGTCTTGCGACGAGCCTTCTCCAGCTTCTCGGGCTCAACGGTGCCTAGGATTTTGGACTTCACAGGGCCCGAGGGCGGGAAGATTTCTTTCATGACGCGGGCGCTGAAATCAACGCAAGCCTCAATCAGCATCGGGTGCACAACTTTGTTTGCGCCCGTGAACTGAGCGCCGCCAGGCGCGTCGTCGCCAAGGCCGGTGCGACGCAAGCCCTCTTCGTAGAGCTTGTCGCGCTTTGAGCGTGCGTCTTTGTCGCGCTCGATTTTGTCGAGCAACTCAACAACCGCGGCGCTGAGCATGCCTCGGTCTACCTCGTCGACGATGTTGGCAAAGTGAGCCTTTTTATCGGTCACGTCTTGCTCGTTTTTCATGCGCACAACTGCGCCGCCGTCTGCAGTGTCCTCGACGTCCATCTCTTCGTCTTCGGGCATGGAGACGGTTTCGCCTCGCTGCGCGTCGTCGCTTGGGTTTTCGTCTTCGCCGTCGTTTAAGAGTTGGTCAGCCATGTGATCAGCCTGCGTTCATTGCGTGGAGCTCGCCCACAATATTGTCGATTCTAGCCTCGTCGTAATCGCCTGTGGGGAAATTCGCACCACTTACTTGGCCGCCAGCTGCGTAGCCACGAACTTGGCCGCCACGGGAGAAGCCTTCGGCAGGTGGTGGGCCACCTAAAAAATCGCGCATCTCGTCAAGGCTCATGTAACGCTGAGCGTTTGGTGCTGAATCAACGGCGGTGTTGAAGTTGTCAATTGCCTGCTGAATGTTTCGCTCGGGTGAGACTTTGCCAAGCGCACGAAGCACAGCATTCGGGTCCTGAATGTCAATCAAACCTGTGTTTTGCAAGTCCCCCACCTTGCCAAAGTTCCCCGACCGCACAAAGTCCTGCACGGCTGGCAGGTAGTCTTCCTTCGGGGCTTTGTTGCCTTTGCCTTTGATCTGGACGATGTCTTGAGTTGAAAAAGCAGGGTCGCTCATGATTTGCGCCACACGCTCCAAAGTCTCCATCCCTTTCGGTGGCAGGCCTTCGTCAATCGCAATTTTGGTGGCCTGCTCAACAGTTGGGCGACGTGGCGACACCTCAATCGTCACGTGCGGCTGTCCCTTCTTGTCGCGCAGGCTGTAAATCTTGGAGCGGCCCTCGACTACGTCCGGGCAGTAGCCGCCGACGCAATGGCCCATGGTCTCGCCTTCGTACTTGAGGGCGTCCTCGAGAATTTTGATTGACTCATCGACATCAACCTTGGTTTTTGTGTTGTGCGCGCGAATGGTGTCGTTAACAAAATTATCAAACGCACGAGTGCCTTCCTCAAGGCCTTCATTCCAAGCCATGTCTTCTGCAACCTCTCGAAGTGTTGCATCGTCCACACCCATACCAAGCTCATCAAGCTCTGATCTTTCAACCGTGGCTTTTTTACCAGTGCTTTCAGGCTTGCGCAGCTCCACCCACTTAAATCCCTGCTCAGGGTACTCTTTGACCACCTGCGTGGCCGGGTTCATCGCCCGCGCCATGTCGGCCTCGGCCTTTTGCGCGGCACGCCAATCGTTGATCTTGGCCACGCGCTCGACAGCTTGGGGCACGGTGACTTTTTCTAGGTCTTGGTACTTCAGGCGCAGGTTCGCAGGCAGGCCAGACTCGGGGTTTACCGCGTTGCGCAGCTCGTCGACGAGGTGGTTAAAGCCGAGAGCTTCAAAGTTTGATTGGCGCGGTCCAATGTCATAAACTTTAGTCTCGGGTGGAACTTTCTCTAGCCACGGATTGGATGCAAGTTCTTTTGTTTTTGCCAAGTACCCAGCAGTCACATCTGGATATATGGCCATGTCGCTTGCAGCCTCCCAACGCTGGGCCGCTTCGGACTGACCAATCCCCTCGGCAGGAAAGCCAGCAGCTTCTCGACGAGGGGCAATAGTATCGCCAAAGTACGTGTTCAAAGGCGCAACTTCTGCATGCGTAATACCTCGTTCGGCCAGCGCGCGCAGCGGGTCCTCCGGTGTAGCCATCTCGTTTCGGACATACTTGCCCAGCTTGGTTTCGAGCCAGCGGTTCATGGCCGCCTCTGGCAGTTGACGCGCCCGCACGCTTTCGGAGACATCAACGCCCGCCCGCTCGGCCAAGTTTTGAAGCCCGGTTTCGTTGAGCACCGTTTGCTGCATGGGGTTCACAGCCCGCTCCACGCTCCCCGCCAGCCAGTTGCCGCCCTTTGGCTTCACCACATTCACAGCGGGAACGCCCGAGGCCATAGCAAAGTCACGCCCAGCGCGCGACACCGCCGACGGCAGCGCAGCAACGGCGCGCAGCGGGGAGCCGGGGCCGGTGTAGAAACCGCCGCCAAGCTGGCCAGCCGTGGTAAACGCACGGCCCGTTGGCGTCTGGTTCAAATCTCGCATCGGCAGGCGGCGCTCAACGTCCTCGGACGTGGGCAGCACGGTTTTCTCTGACAGGCCTGGCAGCATGCGAATGAACGACTCAATGTCGCCGGGAGCGCCAAGCACGCCGGACACCGCGCCGCGCAGAGCGGACAACGGAGCGTCGGCAGCGGCACGGCGGTCCTGCTGAGACTCAGGGCGGCGACCAGCGGAGCGGTAGCCGATAAATGGGCGGTTCAACTCGTCCGCATCAACCTCGCCGCCCTTGGCCTTGCTTATCCAAGGGCGCCCTTCGGTTCGGGTCGTCGCAGCGCGCTCGGCAGCCTGTTGAACAAGATCTTCAAGCTCTTGTTGTGATTTTGCGCGCCCAGCCATTTCGATGCCGAGCGCGTTGTTGTGCATGTCTTGCCTGAAGTCCGGTGGCATCTCGCCACGGCTCATCAGCATCATCAAAGCGCGAAGTGTGGAGTACTCGTGCGCCTTGCCCGCTAAATCGGCGACCGTTGGACCATACTTGCGGGCCATGGTGCCAGCGGCCAGCATGTGACGCGCCGCGTCTTGCCGGTCATCAGTACCAACTTGGCCGGGATACATTTCGCGAGCAACGCTGCTGGAGTAAGGCGAAACAGAAAAAATAGATGGGGTGTCTTTAGGCATGATTTACCACTTCGTTTTGTTTTTTCCAGTAGCCGCGAGGCATCCTGTTTTGGGCTTGCTGGGCAACTGTTGCCCATCTTACGTTCTCTGGTTCGTAATGTCCAAGGGGATCAATTCTGTCAAGCGTGTGATTTTCTGGCCGAATACCTATGCAGGCAATCAATTCTTGAAGCGAACCAAATTTGAACTCAACCTTGGCGTAGCACGCATGATGCTTTTCACCCATCTTGCAGCGCTGTTTTGCCTTGTAATAACTGGCCTGTGTTCGCGCAAGGTCTGGATTATTCTTGACGCCAGTGCCTTTGCGCGGGTGGTCGCGTCCATCGAAGCGCGCGCGGTTTTGGCATGGCTTGCAAATCAAGGGTTTTTCTTGCTTGATTAATCTTGCAATGACGTCAGACCGAACCATTCGTTTTTCCCCGCATTTTGGGCATTGCACCTCGTGCTTTAGATTTCCATTTGGCATACGTTGCTCCTTTGGTGCATTGTAATACCATTTGGGATGATTCACCACTTAACGCGGTCACTCCAGTACGCCGCACTTGACGGCCCCTTGGCGATGTTTTCACCGTGGCGCGCTTTGAACGACGCCCGCTTGTCCTTCATGGCCTGCGACTCGCCCGCCTTGGGCTTGCCAGCCGTCTTGGCACCTTGCTCGCCAAAGCGGATCACCTTCTCGGTGCCGTCGTAGCAGGCTTTGACCACATGGGACTTCTTGGGGTGGTCTGGCGTGCGCTTTGGCTGGTTGCACGCCATCTCGGACTTCTTGACCGGCCGCGTCACTTTGACTTCCTTGCCGCGCGCATGTTGTCGACCAGATTGGGGTACGGGCGTCCTGCGCTTTCAGCCGCGCGCTTGGCGCTGGTTTTGGCGGATGACGACAGCGCCTTGGGCTTGCCCAGATTTTTGGGGCGGCTTTTTTCCCAGATGGGTTTGGACTTAGGCGGCATAAGGGTTCGACCTTTCCTTTTTGTACTTCCTTGGCTCGTCAACATCGCTTGCTTGCGGGAGTTCAAACCAACCGTCGTTTT